GATTCTTTACAGTTAATAAATGGTACTACTCTAACGGTTAATGGTTTAATTAGCACTGCTTCAACAATAACAGCGACATCAGATATTGAAACAACTGGCGGAGATGTTAATATTAAAGCCAGAGGAGAAACTAGATTTTATGACTCAGACAGTTCAAACTATGTGGCATTAAGAGCAGGATCTACAGTAGCCAGCGATATAATATTTACGTTACCAACAGCAGATGGTACTTCAGGACAGGTGATACAAACAGACGGAGCCAAAAATCTATCATTTGTGACAGCTAGCGGAGGAGGGGGAGGATCATCAGGATTCTCTCAATCAACAATTACAACTCATCCAGCCGCTAGTGGCAATAAAAGTTTAGGTACTGGTGGAGATAATTCAACAGAAGAAACACCTTTTGAAGCTGGCGGGGCGGATGCGTTTGGAGTTAGTTTAGGAATAGTATACGACCAAATGGAGCCAACTGGATCAACAGTTAGTATAGATTTAGGTGATTCTGAATCACATGTTGGTGCTTAATTGCAATAAATAACAATAGATTAACAAGGAAACAATAGAAAATGCCTACCGTATTACAATTTAGAAGAGGAACAACTACCCAGAACAATGCGTTCACGGGATCACTTGGTGAAGTTTCGATAGATACAGACAAAGACACGGTGGTTGTTCATGACGGCTCTACAGCAGGTGGTCATCCTCTATTAGGATACAAAGTACATGCTGATGTACTGAACGGTCGTTCAGACGGTGTTGGTAATGTTGGTAACGCAGATGTTGGATTTAATACATTACATGCCAAAGCAACTTCAGCACAGTATGCGGATTTGGCGGAAAAATATAGTACCGACGCAATGTACGACCCAGGAACTGTGGTTGTAATTGGTGGCGATGCTGAAGTAACTGCGTGTACATCAGTGGCTGATCATAAAGTATTAGGTATAATATCAACAGCACCAGCATATAAAATGAATCAAAATACTCAAGGTCAAGACATTGCTCTTACAGGCAGAGTTCCTTGTAAGGTTACTGGTCCAATAGCCCGTGGCGATCTACTAGTAACATCTGATATTACAGGTCATGCACGAGCATGGAATCCACAAAACTTTATTCCAGGTTCAGTTGTTGGCAAAGCACTAGAAGATAAAGCAGATAATAGTGCAGGTATCATTGAAGTAGCTGTAGGCAAAGTTTAACATGGAAGAACGTTATCGCTCAGACTATGAGGGCGAGTTTATTGTAACGAACTCAGTTATCCGCGGCGGCAAAAAAATTCAAGACAAAGAGTGGATTGAAAATCCTATTCAAAATCAACATATCTCCGGACGTGCAGTTTGCATAGCAGACGGAGAGTCAAGATCACATTTTCTTATAAAAAATTTAGAAGATCATAAAGGCGGGCTGTTAGGTAAGTTACGACTACAGACCTATGGTACAGGACGAGTTGCAGATGAAATTGTGTGTAATTTCTATGTATCTCGTAATACAACAATGTTAGAAAAATGTATAGAAAAAGAATACACAGTTCAAACTGTTTGTTATACTTCTACTACTAATTGTTTAAAATATCCTGGAGAGTTTTATCTAGTACCGTACAAGTTGTTAGGTAGTGATCTACTAACAGCGGCATACATTGCATGTTTTGATGGTCACAAAGAAATATTTCTTTTAGGTTATGATTGTCTCGACGATAGAACTACGACTGATGAACTAACTGATCTTATGAATACATACAAAGGTACAAAATTTATCAGAGTTAGTAAAGGAGTAAAAATAACTCAAACAGATATTCAAACTCCGGAAGAATGGAAATGGTGTACAAACTTTAGTGAAATGACCTATGCTGAATGGATTAGTTACTGCGACGTATAAAGTGCTTGCTCTACTGTTTCAACTTTCTGTTTTACCTCATCAATATTAATTGTAGACCACAAGCCTGGGTGTAACGGTTTAGGTATAATATTCTTATCGATCCAAGTATATCCTAAATGTTCTATATTCAAATTGGGTGCAAACTCATCTGCAACCACTCCAAAAAAGGTATGATATATAAAACGATTGTCTGGTGATGTAAATTGTTCTATAGGAATAATTTTTTCTGTTTTAGGAAACTGGCCAAGTTCTTCAACACATTCTCTTGTTAACGCATCTAATAGATTTTCGTTACCTTCAACTTTCCCACCAGGTAATCCCCAAGTGCCTGGATGCTTGCTGTCGTTTCTCAATAGATAAAGATAGCGTTTAGTGGACTTAGCATAGAACCAAATACCGATTGCGTTTAGAGGACCAGACTCCATTCGCCTCCCTTGTATAATCCTTGATAACTCTTAACCCACATTACTCCAGTCCACTTATATTGTATACTAGTGGTAGTATTGGTTATAAAGTCTGTGATATCTGATGAATAATCCGGAGTGCGTTCACTGGCATTGAATGCTACAAACCATTTAGCTCCATCATACTGTATAATATCGTTTGCAGATGCAATTACACTTCCCCATGCCGATGCAGGAGTAGTGTTGGAACTATCACCTATGGCTTCTGTTAACAAGTAACGCTGTCCAGTTGCGGCCGCAATTAATCCGCTACCTGGACCACTGGTAGTAGGGTCAATGACAGCAGTTAATGGATCTAATGTATTTTGTGGAATAGTATCGCTATCTATAGAAAATAATAATAATCTATCATCTGTTGGATGTACTGCAACTGTACCTACAATTTCAGTAGCAACAAAATCAGATGTTAATCTAATTTGTGTGATTCCAGCTCTTAATACTCCGTAGTTGTCAATAAGTGCTGACCACAATACATTATCATCTTGTGTGGTGGATGGGTTTAAGGTTCCTTCAGCAGAATCAACACGTTCACTTCTTAATAGCTGTAGTTGATTACCTATTAGTACAACTTGATATCCAAATGGTGTAATCTTTTGTCTAGTACCTAACAATAAATCATCATTGACTAATGCTTCATTAGCATCACCGTTTGCATCAAAAATACTTGATACTATCTTGTGTACAACTCCAAGTTTTTTAACTTTAGCTGGAGGACTTATCCATAATGGTAATTCAAATGTTAGTGTAGCAATATCAATGTTATCATCAGTACCTACAGGAATTGATCTTGATGACCAATTAACATCTCCTAGTTCAACAACTGTTAAACTAGTCCAATCAATATAATTATCTGTTGATTGTATTTCCATACTCGGATTAAACAATGCTAATAATTGTTCTAGTAGCTGTAACTTCATTGTGGTATTTGAGGTCCAGCAATCTAACTGTATACTCATATTATATGGAACTGGCATCATTCTTTCTACAGTAAATGCGTTACCCTGTGTTTTTTCAAATGATTGTGTGTTTTGGTCAAATTCTCTTTGTTTAAATGATTTTTTATCAACAAAATACGGTTCCTGAACACGTTCTCTTGCATATTTTAAATCTGTCACATGAAAGGTCATCATTGGAACATTAGGTAGTTTGTTTCTAGAATTATCTGCTATTATAGTTGCCGCCTGTCTACTAGCATCACCATATCTAATAGGTACTCTGGTTAATGTAGGAGCTCCGGTATCATCTCTCCCGTATTCAACTTGAAAGTTCGAAAACATTCGTGTAAATTGTAATAAGAAACGTCTTATCTGATCATCATAAAAAAATTGTTGTAATGCCATTAGTTATCCTTGGTAGGTTTAAGTACATCACTGAGACTTTGCCTACTTGGTATGTTGCCACGATCACTAGTTCCAATAACAGAATCATTATTGAAGAATGAACTTTGTTGTGAGGTATTCTGTGATCCTGGTGTTAATTCAGTTCTTACATTATCTTCTACTTTCACCCATCTTGCTCCATCATATCTAAATAATCTATTTGGAAAGAAATCTAATCGTAATGCGTATGCTCCGGTAGCCGGATTAGCTGGAAAGCTAACTCCTGGAGTTACGGGTAAGCCGTTTGGTGGAACATTGTTACCTGTCATATATCCGACCAAGTACCCATCAACTTTAGGAGTAACTCCAGGTACACTTACACCATTGGCAGTAACATCTTTCGGATTTGCTGGCTGTCCAGCCACTGTGGCAGTAACATAAAATGCTGTATTGTCATAACCACTCTTAGGAACTTCAACCTCTGCCTGTTGAACAATAGCATCGTTAATTGCTAAATTTTTATCTTTGGTTGATAAAAAGTCTTCCAGTGTTCCTGCGGACGGATTGTCTGCATCCATTGGCTTGTTAAGTATATCATCATATTCTTGGCTAGCAGTTAACGGAGTTGCTTTAACACGCCACACATGTGGCATCCATGTTTGTGAGAATCCCTCTGATGCAAAACTTGCATCTTGTATCACATAGTATTTAGGTAGTGCTTTGGGTCCACTTGTATCAAGAGGATGATAATCTGTTAAATTAGGTACTTCGATAACATCACCATTCATTAGTTTACGACCAAACTGATCAATCATATCGTTGTAATGGAAAGTTATGAACAATGTATCACCATTGAGGAATAAACCAAATTGACTTAAATCAAAATCAATATCTTGTACATTGTATACACCTCTAAGAGTGTAGATAGAATCATCGTAGTCACGATCTCTGTTTTCTAAGAATAATAAATCTTCAATAAAGAGAGGATTAGTTTCATCATAGGTAGGTTGAGTAGTGTCACCTCCTTCGTGACCTTCTCTGACAGAACTGTCACCTACGGTCTTAGGACCTAAATATTTGTGAATAAAGATATCTATTCCACCAACGGTATACATTTCACGTACAGTTTTATCTAGAAACTTATAGTCGTTGGTTTTGGTCGGTCTGTAATTACTAAGTCTTGGCATTTGCTATTCCTATTATCCTAGTATTTATCGAACCTTTTGGTTGACCTAAAAATAGGAAAGTGATATAATAGCTTGACTAGTTAAAATAAAGACAGTAAAGTTCACTAAATGTTAAAAATAGATACTTCGGAAGATTGGCCAAAGATAGAGCTAGAATTATCAGAATCCACCAAAAATCTATCATTAACCATACAAAAAGACCTAGAAAAGATAAACAAAAATATCTGTAGTTTAATTTCTGAGTTAAGTAAAGCAGAAATTGAATGTAGAAGGCGACATAAGCCAACAGAGAAATTTATAGAATTACAGGAAAAGTGTAACGCAATGATTACAGATTATCAAAAAATGATTATGATGGGACAATTACTTTGACATTTAAACCAATTAAAGTAGCAATAGAAGATCGCAAGGCTAAAGGTGAGGAACCAGTGTTTTCTAAACAACCTGCTCCTGAAGAAAGAAATATGGCATTGGCGAGGGCGTACAACTGGTACGGATATATTTGTGATAAAAAACAAGCCAAGAAGTGGGTGGCACAATGGCTTATTAATAATGAACATAAAACAATGTCTAAAGAGCTTATGGCAATAAAAGATAGTTGGACTCCTGTCACAGCAGGTTGGTTAGTTAGAATGCAGGAAACTGGATTAGAGTTAACAGCCAGCGAAATAGAGTATATACATACTTCTGCAAGAGATGCAATAGAATCCAATGCAAAAACATTGATTAAAGATGATGAGAATGGTGAAGACAAGCCAAAAGCAAATAGGCCTAACATACAAGAAATTATGATAGAAAGAGCACACTTGGCCGGAGGTGATATTGATGGATTGTGGGACGAATATATAAGTGGCGATATTAAAGCCGGCAGTAAACCTAAAATACAACAGTTTTTAGCTGAAAGAAATATACTTGCCCAACATGTTAGCATCATCAAAGTTTATTGGGAAAAACAGAAAAAAGAGTTAGAGGACGCTGTAGCAGGTGTAGACGCTGATTTAAGCGAAGGTTATAGTTGCTATACTAAGACCCAGCAAAAGAACATGATCAACTACTGTGCGTCGATTATAGCAGAACTAGACGCATATCACCAGAGTAAGAAAGCCAAGGTAGGTACTAGACGTAGGAAACCAGTACCACCAGAGAAGCAAGTAAGAAAATTAAAACTAATGAGAAAGTACGAAGAATTTAAACTAGAAACTGTAGAACCTACTCGTATACTCAAAGCAAGTGAGATGTATGTTTACAATACCAAAAATCGTAAATTACAATACTATATTGCTGATGACTATGCTAAAACATTTACAGTTAAAGGCACAAGTATATTAGGATTTGATACTAATAAAAGTTTACAAAAAACTTTACGTAAACCTCAAGAGTTTCTTAAAGAAATTAGAATGGCTGGTAAACCCGATAGCCGTAAACTATTTGACACTCTTAAAACAACTCCAACAGCCGTCAATGGTCGGTTCAACGAAAATCTAATTATCATTAAAGCTACCTAACTATCATTCTCGATAAATAGTTGTAACGGAGAATACAATGGCAGACTTAACTACATTAAAACAAGAAGTGTTTACATATGTTGCTAATCGTTTAGGCGAAGGCATCGTTGATCTAGAATTAGATCCGGCACATTATGAAACAGCATACGAAAGAGCAGTCAACACATATAGAACTAGGGCACAGAATGCCTATGAAGAAAGCTATTCGTTATTAACACTTGTTGAAAATCAGAACACATATGTACTACCTACAGAGGTATATACAGTTAGACAAATTTTTAGACGTACCATGGGCGATAGCACAGGTCCACACTCAACAAGTTTTGATCCGTTCTCTTCAGCAACATTAAATGTCTATTTGCTTAACTATTCTAGTGCAGGCGGACTAGCAACGTTTGATATGTATACTCAGTATGTTGAAATGGCAATGCGTATGTTTGGTGGGTATATGAATTATAATTTTGCACCTGTTACCAAACAATTAACAATAATGCGTGATCCTAAATCAAGTGGCGAGCAAGTTCTACTATGGACTTATAATCTTAAACCAGAGACTATTTTACTACAAGATATTGCAGTTAAACAATGGATTAGAGACTATACCTATGCTGGCTCCAAAATGATTATTGGTGAAGCACGTGAAAAGTTTGCTACTATTGCAGGTCCACAAGGTGGTTCACCATTGAATGGATCAACACTTAAAGCTGAAGCACAAGCCGAAATGGATAGATTGATACAAGATCTAAGCACATTTGTTGACAACAGCGAACCACTAAGCTGGGTTATTGGTTAATGAAAATTAACGAAATTATAATTGAAGGCATGGTATTTGCTCGAGGAGGAGCAGGAGGTGCTGGTGGGTCAGGTAAAGTAAAAATGAAATGGCGATGCGAAACAGGTGCTCGTGCCGGTCGTATAGTTAGTTCACCACAGCAATGTGGAGCCGCAGTTGATGTAGGTAAGCGTGCTCAAATGAAAAAAACACGAGCCAGAACTAAAGTAAGACAAGCACGAAAATCAAAAAGAACTAAAAAAATGAACGTTAGTAGCCGTATTATGCAGGCTCTAAACAAATTCAAAAGACGTGGTGGTCCTAAGAAAGCGGCCAAATCAAAAATAAGCAAGCCTTTTACAAAAACCAAATTCCTCAAAAAAATTAAAGCTAAAAAATCCAAGTAGAAATAGGTTGACCTTTTAATTTATTAATGCTATACTTTATGTATGGACCTAATGATCGATATCGAAACACTAGCTACAGGACCAGACGCTATGATTATGACGATAGCGGCACAGGTCTTTGATCCCTTATCTACAGGATGGCCGGAAAAGCATTTCTACGCCAGAATAAGTCCCGAAAGCCAACCTAAGCGGCACATAGATGATACCACAGTAGAATGGTGGGCTCATCAAGGCTCTGAAGCACAAAAAGAAGTATTTGAAGAACAGTTCCGTAGAGACCTGGGTGACTGTTTAGAAGAACTAGGAAAACTAATATGGCAAAGTGAAAAAATATGGGCCAATGGTATTTGTTTTGATATGAATATATTAGAGCATGCGTTTAAGGAATATGGTATTACATTACCATGGAAGTTTTGGAATGTAAGAGATGCCAGGACTTTATATTCATTATGGCCAGATTTGCCACAAGAAAAGTCAGCAAGCCATCATGCGTTAGATGATTGTAAACGTCAAATCAAGATGTTACAAGACTGTGTTAAACACTTAGGAATAAACAAAATAAAATGATTATAGCAATTAGCGGACTTATTGGATGTGGTAAAGACACTGTAGCAGATTATCTTGTAAACAATCATGAATTCAGACAAGAAAGTTTCGCCGGCAATCTTAAAGATAGCATGTCTGCTGTATTTGGTTGGGACCGTGACATGCTAGAAGGTCGTTCAAAATTAAGTAGAGAGTGGCGAGAACAAGTCGACGAATGGTGGGCGAACCGTTTAGATATTCCGCACTTAACACCTCGTTGGATTTTACAATATGTAGGCACAGATGTTATTCGTGGTAAGTTTCATGATGATATGTGGTTAGCTAGTTTAGAAAATAAACTTAGAAACACAAAAGACAATATTGTTATCTCAGATGTTCGTTTTAAAAATGAAGTTAAGATGTTAAAGGCACTTGGTGCTGTCTGCATAGAAGTTACTAGAGGTGATCGTCCTGATTGGTATCATATTGCTTTAGATGGTGATATCGAAAGTCTTGAAAAATTAGGTGTTCATAGAAGTGAATATGATTGGATCGGTACTAGGTTTGATCATACATTAGATAACAACAACACTCTTGAAGATCTGTACAAACAAGTTGAATTAATCACCTGCATCAGCTACTGGTGTTCATGATACAATTAATCAGGAGTTAAGTCACCAGGTTTCCATCCTGTACGTTGTGCTTGGATAAATGCAGTACAATTTAAACAAACAGTTCGTAAGTTTAATAACTCAGAATTATTTAGATTGCCATCCATGTGATGTACCCTCATCTGGCTAGCATGCTTGCATTGAAATCCACAAACATCACATATTCTCTTTATTTTATAACCACTAGATGCCCAACGTGGAGTAGGTACTTTTTTCTTTTTATTTCTATTAATACAGGATAAACAACGACTACGGAAATAGGTTTTTCCTTGGCGTTTATAGTTAATTGCACATGTATTATAGTTACATGCACTGCAAATGGGTCTTTTCATACATATATTTATTAAATATTAGACCTTTATAAAGGCGTCTATAAACCACCAATTAATCAATATTGTAATAAATATTCGTAACGAAGTAAAAGGTAACTTAGTTACTATTAATTAGAGGACAATAAAATGGCATTAGTATCCCCAGGAGTAGAGGTTAGTGTAGTTGATCAAAGTCAATATCTACCTGCACCAACAAATTCAGTTCCATATATCTTGATTGCAACTGCACAAGATAAAACAAGTGGAACAGCAACATCAACAGCGACAGGAACAACATTAGCAAATGCTAATAAAATTAATTTAATTACTAGCCAAAGAGAACTGGTATCAACATATGGTGATCCAACTTTTTATAATACATCAGCCGGCACACCAATTAACGCTTTCGAACTAAATGAATATGGTTTATTAGCGGCTTACTCAGTTTTAGGTATTAGTAATAGAGCATATGTTCAACGTGTTAATGTTGACACTGCACAGCTTTCCGCATCATTATCCAGACCATTGGGTCGTAGTGATAATAATTCATACTGGTTAGACACAGCACAATCAACATGGGGCTTACATGAATGGTCAGGAACAACTAATTCATTCACTAATAAAGTTCCAACAGTTATTACATCAACAACTGACTTAGACGGCGGTATACCTAAAGCATCAATTGGTGCTATCGGAGATTATGCAGTGGTAGCAACTAATGCCTCTAACCCTGTGTATTTCAAAAATAGATCAAATGCTTGGGTACTAGTCGGATCTGATGATTGGCACAACAGCTGGCCAACAATCCAAGGTACAGTAACAAGTCCAGCTATAACATCAGGACATAGTATTGTTATTAACGGAACAACAGTTACCACTGGCGGAACAACTGCAACAGCTTTAATTAATGCAATTAATTCGGCTTCTATTGTTGGTGTAACAGCCGCGGTAGTAAACAACAAAGTTGAAATTTATGCAGATAGCGAAGTTTCAGATGATGGGTCTTCATTGGAAGGTGCATTAGTATTAGGTAACGGCTCAGGTACTATATTAACAGATGCTGGATTAACAGCAAAAACATATTACTATCCAAGATTGAGACAGTCACAACATTATTCAAATCCACGTTGGGCAACAACAGATACTGCTCCTCGTCCTACAGGTTCTATATGGATTAAAACAACAGCAGTAAACAACGGTGCTGATATAATTGTAAAAAATTATAATTCAACTACAGAACTGTGGTCAACTATAAGTGCACCAATATATGAAAACGATGTTACTGCACTTAAAAAAATTGATCCAACAGGCGGTGGTGTGAATATTGCGGCTAATACATTATACGTTCAATATGATTCTGCAGAAGCAGATAATGCAACATATAGAATCTATAGAAGATATGCTACAGGTGCAACAACAGTTACATCAGCTGATACTAGCCCAACATTCGTAAATTCAGAAACATTTACTATATCAGCAAGTGTTAAAAATTCAACAACAATGTCGACAGCAGTTACAGCAATATTAGGCGGAACAGCCGCCGCTGACTTTGTAACAGCATTTAATGCGGCCAATGTAGCTAACACACTAGCTTCTGTAGTTAACGGTGCTGTTAGAATAACACATACACAAGGTGGTGTTATTATTCTTAAAGATGTATCAGGAACACCAGTAGCTGATGCAGGTATTAACTCAACATTAGATACTGTTAAAGCAGGTAACAACAATGACGTTGTGCTTTCTAACTATGTTCCACTAACATACACAGCATCAGCAACTGAACCAACACAAGATCCAGCAGAAGGTACATATTGGTATTATTCAGCAACTGACCAAGTTGATATATTAATACAGGATGGTGGTGTATGGAAAGGTTATAAAGGTGTAACTAACGATGCTAGAGGATTTGATCTATCACAAACTTCACCAAATGGACCAATTGTATCAGCAACTGCTCCTACAACACAATCAGATGCTTCAGCATTAGTATATGGTGACTTATGGATTGGAACAGCAGACTTAGATAACTATCCTAAAGTATACAGATGGCAATCGGTTGAAGGTATTGATCAATGGGTAGTCATTGATACAACTGATCAAACTACATTAAACGGTATTTTGTATGCAGATGCACGATGGGGGACAGCAGGTACAGTTGATCCTGTAACCGACGATATTCCA